ATATCAAAGTATTTATCATAATCTCTTTTATCTGCATCAGTACCAATAGCTCCTGCTGCCATATCTGCTGTCAATTCTGTACCAGATGCAACATTAGGTTTACGTATCTGATTCATAATATATCTTAACAATTCTCTAGATGCATATAATATAACACCTCTTTCTAATTCATCTGGTAAATTGTCAATAGATGTATCAGATAAACCTACAGATGTATCTGGAGTTATGTGTTTTACTAAAGCACTTTGTCCGTTAGCAGGTGTTGGTATTACTTTCAATGTGTCGTTTTCTATATAATACTTAGGGTCTAGCTTACTAGTATAATAGATACTGTTCACATCTGTATAATCACCAGCATTTTCTGGTTTTATTTGAATAGCTTTTCTGTCACGTGAGCCATCATTTCTAGTCACACTTACAATCTGTAATACTGATGCAGTACTCATAGTTGTAGGCGAACTATTTAATGTTGTAGAAGTTGTCATTCTATTAGCTACGTCTGATAAAATCATTAAACTTTTTGTAATAAACTTCACACCCTCTACTAAATATAATGTAGCTTGCGATGTGTAATCAGGACTATCTATATCACCAACTATTGCTTCTATTTCTGTTTTAAAACTCATCTCTCTCCCTTTAAGTGGGGGAGTATATTTCAACTCCCCCGTATGTATTAACTAAACTGTAACACTGTGTGTGTTTCAGGAAGTTGAATTTCAAGACCTGCTTCTGTAAGAATCATGTCTTTTCTTCCGTCAACGTCACGGTTTTGAACATTAGTAATAATTTGAGTATCTCTTGATACACCATTACCAACTAATGGTCTGTATGATACGTTGTTTAGATCAATCATAATTGCAGTATTTTCATACGCACCTCTGAATAATGGTTCCATTACAAGGTTTAAGTTACCATATAATGTTGATATTCTAGTAACTAAGTGACCGAACTCACCTTGTACGTTTTGAATATCTAAACCACTACCAACTTGGCTGTTCAATGCCATAGTATTACCTAGGAATGAAGTACCACCAAGTTTGTTGAAGTATGACATAACTTTTCTAGAAGCTAGAACAAGTTTCTCTCCGCTGTTTCCAGACTCTGGTGAGAATACATCTTCCATTGCATCTACAAAAGTGTCATAAGAAGCATCAGCATAAGTAAATGTTTTTACTTTTCCGTATGCTTCAGTGTAAGGTAAAATACCCCAAGTTCTTCTAACTGGACCAGTTGATGTTGAATCATCTGAACCAATACCGAATAACATAGCGTGCTCAAGATCCATCTTATGTTCCATAAGTTTTTCTTGATATACTCTCATGTACTCGTTATTAACTCCACGATAACGTGTAGCTAAAGCTGTACCAGAGAATAGAGGTACTGAAGTCTTGAAGATTTGACAGTATCCTTCTCTGTTGTAGAACTCATCATGCCATGATTCTGGATCAGTAGAACCTTCAGCAAAAGCTGAACCAACAACTTGACCATTCATGTCAGCATCAAATCTTAATTTAGAATTTGAAGCTGGTGAAATTGGACCTGCGTTAGTTGCAGTAGCTCCATTAGAACCGCTTGGTTTGTAGTTTACTTTAATAAATTCCATTACAAGTCTTGCAGCAGCAGCGTCTGATGCTAAATCAGGTGCAGCTGTAATTTTGTAATACGCTATAGCAGGAACGTCACTACCGTCAGAACCATCAGCATCGTATTCACATTCGATCGCTACGATTTGATTTTCTAACAAGAAGTTAGGTTGAACTGCTGTTGATACCTCTCTACCAAACTTGTCATATAAAACGTCTACATCAAATTGTTTACCAGCAGCCATGTTCCAACTTGCATCATTTGTGTATGCAGTTGAAACAACGTTTGCTTGTACTTTAAAATTACGTCTTTGATATTGATGTCTTTGCTCTAAAAATTTAAATACAGGGTCGTCTGTAGGTACTTTAGATACATTTGACAAATATGTGAAGAAAGGTGATTGTTGAGGAGCTAACTCAGCTACTCTTTCACCAAAGTTGAAGATTCGTCTATCAACATTGATGGAAGTACCCTGAATTGCTTCTCCTGGTGTCATGCTATATACATTTGCCATCTTAATCTCTCCTTAAATTAACCGAATGGATTCTTCTTTTTATAGTTTCCTAACATAGAATCCATCATTTTGTCTTCCACACTTTTTGATGACTGCACATTAGCACCTGGTTGCACACCTATTGGCGTAGGTATACTTAACTTCTCTTGTCTTTGACTCATAGTAATTTGTTTTTGTTGAGCTTCTGGTGTTACTTGACTCAATTGAGTAGTACTACCTTGACCTAACTTATGCAACTTTACTAAGTTATCTAAAGAAAGAGAGTCTGGTTTACTCATCTTATCTATAAAATCAGCAGCTTGTTGACTATTATATCCGTAGTGCGTTTGCAAATCAGTAATCAATTTTTGATTACGTAGTTGAACTTGCTGTTCTTCCATTTGTTTTTGCATAGCATTTGATCTTTGAACTTCTACTGTTTCTATATAATTAGCTAAGTTATCCAAATACTGCTCCTGTTTAGCCAGGTATTTACCTGACGCACTTTCAGGATCAGCCAGTGCTTCAGAATGATCATAATCAGCAGGCTTACGAGGTTTAACAGGTCTATCTACTTTAGCTGTCTCCTCTTTCGGCTGTTCTGCAGGTGTAGATGTTTGAGCTTTCATTAACTCTGTAACTTGTGATTTCAGTAAATCTACTTCAGCTGCACGTTTATCTGCTTGACTTTGCCAGTATTTATAACTGTCATTATCATCCTTTGGAGTTTCTTCACTTTGAACATCAGAAGGTTCACCTTCGTTGACTATTTCTGGTTCTGATTCAGTCTTTGCAACAAACTGTTCAGATTGTGGTTGACCAAAAACTTCAGCAAAAATGTCTTCTTGTTGCGTAGGTTCAGTTGCAGTCTGACTTTCTACTTGTTGTTCTTGCGAATTGTCCATGTTTTTTTCTTCTTGCATTATTTATCTCCTAACTCTAACTCTCCATCTCCTTCTGGTACAATATCAAAGATATTTTCTTCTTCTATATCGTCTACCATTTCAGGTGTAACGGAGTTTATCAGATTTGATTTTGCATCATTAAGCCTAGCTTTATATAAGCTGGCTGCCATATCAGCACGATTAGATATTCTATCTAAGTCCCCGCTGAATTTTTCGACTTCTAAACGTTTCTTAGCATGTACTTCTTCACGTGTAGCAGTCTGTAAGTCTCCCTTGACTTTCTTTAATTCTTCTGCCATTGCTTGCATTTGTTGTTGCATTTGTTGCATTTGACCAGCACGTTCCATAACTCCTTCTATATCTACGAGTTCTGTCTTTTTTAATACTTCTGTTTGATCTATTAATCCCATTTGATACATTTGCATGTATGTATTTAGCAATGCCATTCTATTTGATGGTAGCGTAGAACCAGATACAACTACTAAATCATATCTACCTACACCAACATCGTGAAACTTTTTAACAGCTCCATCTTCCATCTCTTTATAAAAGTTAATCATTTCCTGTTTTTCTAAACCATTTGGCTGCAATAATCTAATAACCTTTTCTTCTGTGTATATTTGTTGTATTAATGGTATTGCAACTTTACCACACTGATTTAAGAAGTTTTCTATATCATCTCTACGAGATTTAATTCTACGCTGGCCAAACTCATCTACTACCAATGTTCCACGATAAGTTGACGGTGCACTTGCTCCACTACCTTGCATAAGTTCAAATATACCAAAGCCATATTCTAAATCATATTTAGCATCAGCTTCATTCTTATACAACTCATTTGGTAACGGGACTGGGCCAGCTACAATCGGTGCACCCAATTCAGCATCAAATTCAATTACACTTGTACCTGCTTTACTCCATTCTTCTTCTATCTGTCTTAAGTCAGCAGAACCTCTTGGTATCAAAAGCTTTACATTAGTACTTGTACTTGCATGTGCTATAATTAATGAACGTATTTTATTTATATATTCCTGTAAAGGTCTATATAATCTTACATCAGACTCTGGATATGGATTTCTATGATGTACATTCATTAATGGTATAATAGGATAATGTTCTGTTGGCAACATTCTTTTATATAATAAATGATCTCCAACAGACACTACCATCTCTATACACGGTTTTTCAATTTCATTTTTAGATATTTGTCCCATCATAATCAACTCTTCTGTTGATATAGGAATTAAAATTGTAGTAGAACCAGGAATAGCATTCTCATCTTCCTCACCTGCTACTCTAACTGGAGGCTGAGGTATTGGCTGTCCCATTCCATCTAATTGTGGCTCAGGTAATACATAATGAAACACTCCTCCTGTATCTTCTATAATATCAAATAAATCTAATACAGCCTGGTCATCAAAAATAATAATCTCTTCACCAGTAATTTTTCTAATCTTAACATAGTATTTACTTAAATATTGTTCATATTCATCATATTTAAATACAAACTCTCTTTGTGAAAAAGGTTCATATACATTACAATATGACATTAAAGTTTTAGTATAACGTTCTGTATACTTTCTTTTTGTATGCATTTGAGTATCATCGTCACCAAAAAACATTTGTCCTTCAGTTGCTGCTAAGTTTGTAACAGGATAATCATCATCATTATCTGGTTCTGGATTAGATTTCTCTATAGTTTCCATGTATTCAGGATATACTAACTCAGCATATTCATCTGTCATATACTTACAAACTAAAATATGTGCAGCATCTCTTGCATATACATCTTTTGAATTAGGATCTATAAATACATCTAAAGGATTAATAGACTTTAAACATACTTCTCCTTTACCTAAATCTGCTTGAGGGTCTTGGTATACTTGCATAACTCCCATACCACCAACATAATAATCATCTATAATCTTTTTAAGTTCTTCGTCTCCAGATGATTGTTGCCATATATATTGAAATAAATCAGAAAATACTTTTGCAGTGTCTCTATCTGAATCTTCTCTAGCTGTTGCTCTAAATTGAGGTGAATTGTATGTAAGTAAAGATTTAGCTGTTTCTACAATAGGGTGAATACGATTTACCACAATAGGTGCCTGACCACGAGACTCTAACACTTCCTGTTCTTCGTTGGTCCATTGAGCACCAGCTCTAAATTCTATAGATTCTTGAAACTTTTGAGCCCATAATTCTCTTGAACTCTTATATTCTGTAAATAGTTCCCTAGTTAATTCTACTTCCTCAGGAATAGTATATGCATCTATTCTACCATTATCAAAATCAAAAACAGTTTTATTGTCTTTTTTGTTTTGCTTTCTTGTTGCCGCTGTCTTTTTCTGTATGTTCTGTGGCACGTTTTACCTCTATATACCCCTTCGGTATTTTTATTTGCAAATCAGATAAAATTTGTTTAATATCCAATGAATATTTATCTTTATCAATTTCCATAAAGTTTTTACTCGTAATTTAATTATTAGTTAAAGAGTTGTCAAGTCTTTTTTACAGCAACTTCCAACTTTTTTTCTGTGGATAATAGTAATCTTGTTCTTCGTATACTAACTCCGCTTCATGTGCAGGTTTATAACAATTTTTGTTAGCATAATAAAATCCATCTAACAAGTCATCATGTTTACCTCTAGGATATAATGTAAGCTCATCTACTAAAGCTTGCATATTATTTTGTATAAACACCTTACCATTAGCAAATATAGGCTGTAAACTTTCCAATCTATAAGATTTTCTAGTTCTAGGATTTTCTTTTATTTCCAATCCTGGTATAAACATACCTAACTCTTCTGCCTTTTCTTTAATATATTGACGTAACATCTCCTGATAACCTACAGATTCTATTCTAGTCTTAGAACTTTTGTAAGTTTTAAAATTATGTATGATAGCGTCAGCTAAATCTAAAGGAGTCGCCCTCTTTCTGTAATACGGGAGTACCCAACGATTATTATCACCATCAATAGCAATATTGAATATAACACTATAGTCTGCTCCTTTCTTTGTACTGGATGCGGGATCGACACCAGTAAACACGTTTACAGGTCGAACATCCTGCACTTCCTCACCATTTACGTTCGTCAGTACAAGATTCGACAATCCCTGTTCATCTTGTTCTATAAATCCATCATAATAGTTAATATCTTCTGCACGAAACAAATTATCTTCATCTCCTACAATTTGACAAAGATATTCCCTGTAGAATACAGATAATCTATTAATACTATCTAATTCTTC